AGCTGAGATCAAGAAGAAGCAGCTTACTGGTGAGATTGATTGGGACATCGCTGCTATTAAGGCTACAGAGAATAGCTGGAAAGATGAGTGGATTACTTTACTATTCTCTATCCCACTAATCCTAGCCTTCTGTGGTGATTGGGGTAATGATATTGTAGCTAGAGGCTTTGAGGCACTGGAGGTTATGCCACAGTGGTACCAGATAGCCCTTGGTGGTATTGTTAGTGCATCTATAGGTATGAGGTCAGTGAGTAAGTTCTTTGGAAGTAAAAACAATGGATGATTGGAATAAAAATTTAGGCATTAGTAAGAAAGCGTGGGAAGGATTAAAGCCTAACCAACGTAACCGTATGCTTAATATATTTAACAAGTCTCCTAGAGGAAAAGAACTAAAGCGGGCTGAACGTAAAGTTAATGCTAAAGCCAAACAAGATTTAAAAGTAACCAAGACAAAAAGAAAACTTAAAGATGATGTATCTACTGTAGTTAAAGCTGAAAAAATTAAAGCACGTAATAAAAGATTAATTCAAGAAGCCTTGAAAAAACAAAAAGACAAAGAAAACCCAACCTATAATACTTCTGCTTATAAAGGTAATAAACCAATCAAAGATTTTGTTGGGTTTGGTTGGAAAACAATTGTAAATAATTTAAATAAATGACTAGTAACGTAATCCCTTTACCTCAACTATCAGAGTTAGACAAGCAGTACATTGCTTTAGAGAAACAGCAACAGTTAATACGAGAGCAAGCAAAGCTCATAGCGGAGAATAAAGATGTTTAAACTATCAACACGTAGCATGGGCCGACTTGAGGGAATTAACCCTGACCTGATCCGGGTAGTAACAGAAGCCATTAAGAACACTAAAGTAGACTTCGGTGTCACATGCGGTATGCGTACCGTAGAAGAGCAGGAGAAGCTTGTAGCTAGTGGTGCTAGCCAGACTATGAAGAGTAAGCACCTAGAGGGCCGTGCAGTGGACCTAGTGGCCTACGTAGGTTCTAACATTACATGGCAGTTGAACATGTATGATGACCTTGCTGATGCTATGGGTGATGCTGCTTGTAAACTTGAGGTACCTATCAAGTGGGGTGCTGCTTGGACCATAGGAGACATTGGTGACTTTACAGGAACAATGGAAGAAGCTATGAATGAGTATGTAGACCTTCGTCGTTCACAAGGTCGTAGACCGTTCATAGATGCTCCGCACTTTGAAATGATGTAAGAGGTATTATGGCTAATTTAAAACACATTGCTATTAAGTCTGTTGACAATCTTAAAGGGAAGGGTTATCATTTTGGTGGCGGGGTAACTCATACACCTGCTCAACAAAAACAAATGAAGAACTCTAGGTTTGGCCCTGCTACTGAAAAGAAATTAAAGAATATTATTACTGGTAAAAAACCGCAAGGTATAACTCAAAAAGAACTTGTACAAAGACGTGCTTTCGCTAAACAACAACGTGATGCCCTTGAAGCTAACAGACCAGTTCGTCAACAAAAACGTTCCCCTAAATCTTTTTATGGCGACACAGCTCAACTAAAACGTAACTACCTGAAACTAATGCAAGATAATATGAAAAAGTTTAATCAACAAGCAGTCAATACAAACAAAAAAAGCACTATGTTTGGACAACGCTCAACGCCTAAACGTAAAGTAAATCCTTATGGTAACTTTGCCCCAGCGCAGGCTAAAGCAATGAAAACGTTTAATAAGAATAAAATATAAAATAGTGGCATACCCACAGCAACAAACAAAGTGGTAATACCACAAAGAAGGAAATAAAATCATGGCAACAACTATTCTCACAGAAGGTATTGAAGAGTACCAAAGTAATATTACATTTGGCAATGGCATTGACATTACAGGTGGACTACAAACTACTGGTGGTGGACACGTACAGTATACTGAAGCTGCAGGTTATGCTGCTACTGATTACATTGTAGGTAAAGGTGCAAGTACTTATGGCACAGTAGACCCGTTTACTTCAGGTGCTAGCCAACTGTTTCCAATCGGCAGTAAGCTTCTGTACGGTAACACTACATACCGTTACTGTAAGATGGGTTCTGCTGCAGTAACAGCAGGTAAGTGTGTAACTCACGCTGCCTCTATTGCTCACCACTTTGATCTAGCTCCTACTGCTGACGTAGCTGCTGGTGAAACTGCAATCTCTGTTGAGACTGCTGGTGACACTGACATTACACTTAATCAATATGCAGGTGGTTACTTGTATATTAATGATGGTGCAGGTGAAGGTCAGATGCTCCGTATTCGTTCTAACCCAGCACATGATCACTCATCAGACCCGTCTATTATCATTACTACTTATGATGATTTAGCAACAGCTCTTACAGCTTCTTCTAGCACACGGATTACTCTTATTGCTGATCCTCTCAGTGCTTTGATTGTTCAAGCTGCTACAACTACAGGTGCAACTATGGGTGTCACTGTTGTTGATATGGCTGCTTCCCACTTTGGTTGGATGGCTGTATCAGGTCCACAAACTGTACTTACTTCGGGTACACTTGTAGTAGGCAACCACGCCGTACCTCTGGGTGCTGCAGGTGCTGTAGGTCCAGCGGCTGGTGATGTTATTCAGGTAGTTGGTACAGTTATGATTGTCAACGTAACCACTGACTACTCGTTGATTAATCTTTATGGTATTGTCTAAGGGGAAATAACCAATGATTTATCAATCTAACTTACAAGGAGCACGTACTGCTTTAGGTTGGGGTGTACAAACTGTATTAACTGTTAGTACTACTACGTTGCACGTAGATGTTAGTGCTACCAGTATGATTTATCTGCATACAACTCTGCCAATTTATATTAGTTTTACTGCGGCAGAGGCAGATATTGTAACAGCTAACGACCTCATTCTTGAAGTCCCAAGACTGCTTACACCTTCTGATGACTCAGTGGTGTATGTACCTACAACATACACTCTAGCTGTACCTAATGCAGTAAACCCTTCAGAGGAGAGAGCACTAAGTCCCACAGCACAAACTGTTAAAATGAACTTGTTGAGGGCTATTAGTACTAATGCTACAGTAAGAGTAATTCTTGCTTAGGCGTCATATTTGATTATTCAAATAATTTAAATTGGGGGTTAAGCTGGGCGTCAGTGTTTCCCCCAATACTTTTTAGGATATTAATATGGCTATCCCTGAACGAGTAAAGACTAAGATGAAGGAGGAAGGACTCAAGGGTGTTAATAAACCTAAGAGAACTCCTAGTCATAAAACTAAATCTCACTGTGTGATGGCGAAAGAAAATGATACATATAAATTCATCAGGTTTGGTCAGCAGGGAGTTAAGGGCGCAGGTAAAGCCCCCAAGACTGCAAAAGATAAAGCCCGTAAAAAAAGTTACTACGCAAGACATGATGCACAAGGGAAGACAACGAGCAAACTGTCAGCAAAATATTGGAGCCACAAAGTCAAGTGGTAGATTAGACATAGAGGTTTAAAGAAAATGGTACCAGTAGTTTACTTCCTTGGAGGAGTTCTAGTACGAGCAGCAACTAAAAAAATAGCACAACGTCTTGTAGCAAAAGGTTTTCGTAAAGCTACAAAAGGACAGATAAGCAGTAAAATTAAAGTTGTAGATGGTACAGAAAATAATCTTATTTCTCTTATTACCCGTGCATTGGCTAAGATTAAAGGTGATAAACCTAAAACTCCTTCTGGTCCAGCCCCAAGAGGAGCTAATCAAAAGTCTGTTCCTCAATCTAAGATTCGCAGCAAAGGCCTAGAAAAATTAAAAAATTATGGTCCAGTGGGATCTTTACCTAAAAGAGTACCTAAGAAACCTTTAGATGGTCCAAAAGCACCACCCAAGCCAGTCACAACATCTAAGTCAACTATACCTAAACGTCTTGCCCAAGGTTTAAACATAGCTGCAGTTGCGGGCATAGGTAAAGTAGCATATGATGCTTACAAAGAAAAGGAAGCCGCAGAAAAAAAACTTAAAGAAGCAGAACGTGCACGTAGTGATCTTAGTACTGCAAAAGATAAAAGAAGTCTTGCACGTAAAGTACGAGCAGCTACAAAAGTTGATGAAGCAAAGAAAAAACTTGCCTTAGCAGAAAAAAAATTAGAAGTGCAAATAACAAAAAAAGAAAATCGTCCCCCACCTAAATCAAAACTTGAACCAAAAATAGAAAAAAATGTAAAACCATTGGATGAAAGTAGTTATAAAAAAGGTATTAAAAGGGCTTTGTTTGAGGCTAATATACCAGAATTAAGAAGAGTTGGAGATGAAGCAGAAAAAGAAGCTCTTACTTTTGTTTTAAATAAAAAAATTAAAGATAAAAAATCTACTGTAAGTAAAGAAAAAGCTAAAGCTAGGGCAGGTAATTATAAAACTCTTGTTGAAGCTAAAAAAGCTGGCAGTCTTTATTACTTACATAAAGATAAAGGATTAAGAGCTGCTATTAGTTATGAGGATGTAAAATCTAAAGTGAAAGAAATTAGCACAAAAAAAAGAAAAGACCTTGGAATATCACAAGATGATTACGAAAATGCTTTTGGGAAGTTAAAGTTTAAAAGGAAATAAAATGTACGGAATGAAACCAAAGAAAAAGAAAACTTCAGGCTATAACAAAGGTGGCTCAATGCCTATGGTTATGAAAGAAGGCAAGAAGGTACCAGCCTATGCTGCTGACGGTGTTGGCAAGATGAACATGGGCGGTATGGCTAAGAAGAAAAAAATGTCAGGCTATAACAAAGGTGGCTACAATATGGGTGGCATGATGAATAAAGATAGCCCTATGATGAATGAGAAGCCTACAGCAATGAATCGCCAAGGCATGACTAAATCTGGTGTCATGACTTACAACATGGGCGGCATGGTGAAGTCTCAAGTAAATAACCTCAAGAATAAAAACGCATAACGGGGTTGCAATCTTGTCTGTAGAATGATAAGCTAACATGTGGTATAACTGTCTCTGGTAAAAGGAGATAAGCCATGTTTAAGAACTTTATTAAGAAACTACAGGTACACCAACAGCGACGAGCAGAGTACTGGCAGCTAAACAATCTGACAGATGAGATGCTCAAAGACATAGGAATGACACGTGGTGAAATCAACTACAGGTTCTACAAAGAAGAAGAAGTCGGGCGTTAATGCGGCTGGTAATTATACTAAGCCTACTATGCGCAAGTCTCTTGTTGCCTCTGTCAAGGCCAGTGGTAAAGGCGGAAGTCCCGGCCAATGGTCGGCACGTAAAGCTCAAATGGTTGCCAAACAATATAAAGCCAAAGGTGGAGGATACACATCATGAAGGGCGTAAAACATTATAAGAAAGACGGGACTGAACATAAGGGTGGTACTCATAAAATGCCTGACGGTTCTTCCCATACAGGTAAGGCTCACAGTAAGACAAGCGTAAAGTTATTTCACTATAAAGACCTAAGTAAAACAGCAAAGGCTAAAGCAGATGGCGCTGGCAAAAAGTCAAAAAAGTCTTAAGTCTTGGACTAAGCAGAAGTGGACTACTAAGAGTGGCAAGCCCTCAACACAAGGGCCAAAGGCCACAGGTGAGAGATACCTACCTAAGAAAGCTATTAAGTCTCTTAGTGATTCTGAGTATGCTTCTACCACTAGAGCCAAACGAAAAGGCACTGCTAAGGGTAAGCAGTTTGTGGCTCAACCGAAAAAAGTTGCAGCCAAAGTAAAACCTTATAGGAAGAAAACATGATAAAATATTTAAATCGTATTCTATGTGCAATATTAAATCGTGAGTGTCCTTGCCAGAAATGTGAGTGTGAATGAGAAATCTTACAGAAAAACAACAACTATTTCTTGACGTACTATTTGAGTCAGCACAGGGTGATCCTGTGAGGGCTAAACGTCTTGCGGGATACTCAGACAATGTTTCGTCCACTAGCATTACTTCAGTACTGCAGGATGAGATTGCCGATCTTACTAAGAAGTTTATCTCAGCTACTGGTAGTAAAGCTGCATACTCAATGATGCAGGTAATGACTAACCCTACTGACCTTGGCAATAAAGAGAAGATGGCAGCAGCAAAAGACTTCCTTGATCGTGCTGGCTTTGTTAAGACTGACAAAGTAGAAGTAAAGACTGATAGCCCCGTGTTTATTTTACCTCCTAAAAACAATGAAAATTAATAAAACTTGGAAGCTACCTAAGCCAGAAATGGATGAGAACGGATATGAATGGCTGTCAGTTGTTAGAGTAGGCAGAGTAATTCCATTTGGCTATAGACAAGACCCTGAAGATAATGATATACTACTACCAATCCCAGAAGAGCTAGAAACACTAGAAGAAGCTAAAAAGTTTCTAAAGCAATACAGCTACAGAGATGTAGCCAACTGGTTAAGTGAGAAGTCTGGTAGATATATCTCTCACGTAGGTCTAATGAAGAGAGTTAAACTTGAACGACACCGTAAAGCAGAAGCTTCAACGCAACGCTATTACGCTGAACGCTACAAAGAAGCGGCGGCAAAAGCGGAAACCCTTGAAAGAAACCGTATCGGAGCCAGAAATCAAGACGGTTCCAGCGACAGTGAAACCAGAGCCGATTGATGTTGGTAAAGCTCAAGACATAATCTTTCAATCAAATCCGGGACCACAGACAGACTTTTTGTCTGCATCAGAACAGGAGGTACTATATGGAGGAGCGGCTGGCGGTGGTAAGTCTTTTGCTATGTTGGCCGATCCTGTTAGGTATTTTAATAACCCACTATCTTCTAAGCTTCTTGTTCGCAGAAGCACAGAAGAACTCAGAGAACTTATCTCGGTGTCCAAACAACTCTACCCCAGAGCAATCCCCGGAATCAAATTCATGGAACGGGACAAGACGTGGGTAGCTCCTAGTGGTGCTACTCTATGGTTATCATATTTAGATAGGGACGATGATGTACAAAGATACCAAGGACAAGCTTTTAACTGGATTGGTTTTGATGAACTTACACAATGGCCTAGCCCTTACCCTTGGAATTATATGAGATCACGTCTTCGGACAACTAAGAACAGTGGCCTAGATTTATACCAAAGAGCCACAACTAACCCCGGAGGAGCTGGACATCAATGGGTAAAGAAGACCTTTGTAGATCCAGCACCAAACAATACAAGCTTTGATGCTACTGACCCTGAGACAGGCGAACGTATCTCTTGGCCTAAAGGACACACTAAAGAAGGTCAACCATTGTTTAAGCGTAGGTTTATACCTGCTACTTTGTTTGACAACCCCTACCTAGCAGATGATGGTCTCTATGAGGCTAACCTTCTGTCACTACCAGAACACCAACGCAAGCAACTACTTGAAGGTAACTGGGATATTAATGAAGGTGCAGCTTTCCCTGAGTGGAATAGAAGCATACACGTAATTGAACCCTTTGATATACCAAGAAGCTGGGCAAGGTTTAGAGCATGTGACTACGGGTACGGTTCTCATACAGGAGTACTCTGGATGGCAGTAGCACCTGATGAGCAACTGATTGTCTACAGGGAAATGTACTGCTCAAAGGTCATAGCTACTGACCTAGCTGATATGATACTGGAAGCTGAGGGTGAGGAGAAGATACGTTATGGAGTTCTTGACTCTTCTTTGTGGCATAATCGTGGTGATACTGGCCCATCTCTTGCTGAACAGATGATCATGAAGGGTTGCCGTTGGAGACCTGCTGACAGATCTAAAGGCTCTAGGGTGTCAGGAAAGAACGAGATACACAGGCGATTGCAGGTAGACGATTTCACAGATGAGCCAAGGATAGTATTTTTTAATACTTGTTCTAATAGTATCTCTCAGATACCAGCAATACCACTAGACAAGAACAACCCAGAAGACGTAGACACACACTCAGAAGACCACCTATACGATGCTTTGCGGTACGGAGTAATGACAAGACCAAGAAGCAGTCTATTTGATTTTGATCCAGCCTCACAAAACAGTGGCTTTCAAGCTAGCGATCCAACATTCGGTTATTAAGGAAATAGTATGGAAGAAGAAGATATTTTTGAAACAAGCATGGTAATGGATACCGAAGATGCAAGTTCTTTAGAAGATATGAAGAAAGATAACTACAGTGATCCCCTTGCTGGTAGC